TGCGTCCTGATGTATTCCTGCAGGTAGTTAACCTGCGCGGTTATCCTGTCGATTCCACTTCGGAGACGGTAATAATTGAGTTCAGCATCTGCTGTAAGTCTTGGGCTTTCTCCATTGCCCATGCCGCTGGCTCCGGTCGTTGACTTTGCACAGGTGGCGGCGACTTGCAGGCGCTTACGACCAGCAGAAACATCAGCACGGAGACTTTCGATAGTCGCGTTAGCATCAGCAAGCTCCTTTGTATATTTAGCGTCGAGTGCCGCAACGTCGCGCTGGCGCACTGTCATGTCGGCTATGGTGGCGTTCGCGAGATTCAACCTTTCAGTGGCCTTATCGCGCTGCTCTTTGTAGGTGACGGCATTATCGCGATAGTGATTAACCGCCCAGCCAAGCCCGATAATCAGACAGACGATGACAGCGCCAAAAATGGCGGTTACACGGTTCATCAGAACACTCCCGGCGCAGATGGTGGCGTTCCGGGATTCAGCGGGCCAAAACCACTGTCAGATTTCTTAGGCTTCTCGCTCCACAGGCATACTTCACGCTCCACCTCACGCCGGTTCATCAGCCCTTTCCACTTTTTACCTCCTGCAAACACCCAGCGGCGTAACTCATCGCATGCGCCGGTGTAGTTCCGGGTGTTAAGCTTTTTCATCAGAGTGGAATTTATCGCGGCATTTGCGCCGACGTTATAGGCGAAAGAGTAGATTGCGGCCCGCTGGGTTTCAGTGGCTGGCACTTTGATATATGGATCAACCTGCCGGGCAATTCTCGTCATATCTTCCCGGGTGAGCGCATCACATTCTTTATCCGTGTAGCGCTTTCCAGGAATGATGTCTTTCCCTGTGTGCCCGTCGCAGACGGTGAGAACGCCAACCACATCGTAGTATGGAACATGCTCGCGCCCTTCCAGCCCGTCTTTCCCGGACACCATAGCTGTCGCAATAACAATTGCCCCGCCACCTCCGGCGACGGCTCCAATAATCCGGTTTCGAAGTGTGGAAGACATAGCCATGTTATTTATCCTGCGGCTGCATCACCGCGTCGATGTCCTGAACTATTTTTGCCGCTTCCGGGATGCTGTTAACGTCCCCACGGGCATAAGCCGCCTTGAGTATTTCCGTTCGCTTCCGGTTTTCTTCAATTTCGGCTTTATTTTTCCTGTCGTTTGACCGGTAGGTCAGCCAGGCAAACAACGCAGAGACCACCGCGCCAAATGCAAACAGCACATCCTGCAATGTCAGCATGGTCAGAAATCCTGTTATTGAAGACCAGAAATACGACCAAAAGCCGTTGTTTGTATTCATACGATGCATTCCACACCTCCAGTTGTCAGGGGGTGCTGTGAGTAGTCAAAGGATCAGGCCACGGACACTCAGATAAAGGTTCGATGGGGGTTGATTGTCCGGGCCTGAAAATAAAAACCCCGGCATCAGCCAGGGTAATTGGTGTTCTGTTTCGAATTGCTTTGTTTGAGCCGAATGCGGGAGTTATTCGGCTCATTTTTGTGATGCGAATAAGGCAATAAAAAAGCCACCGTAGCAACTTAAGAGTCACTAACGGCAGCTTATGTGTTTATCATTGCTCAATTGATCACAGATGTCAACACAATCTATGCGACATGTCTGATTTTCTCTACACGTTTGCGGCTGTTAAATGCATTAACCATCGGCTGGTAAAGCATGAACAGTGACGCATTGAGAATTTCGTCCACCTCTCTGCGACATGTGACCAGTGAAGGTTTGCGCACCCTATCTCCTCCCCTTCCTGACATTTTGCGGGGACTTGCGGTCTTGTGGTAGTAGGATGATATGGCGTACCTGGATGAGCCGTGAGAGTAGTAACTAAGCAGAATACCAAAGGCCTTTGTGTCGATGCGCATAACGGAATCTACGACCTGAGAAATCAACATTCCGTCATCGTCATTGCACATTGGCCGCGTCATTACCCTGGACGGCTCAACCTTCTCCATAAACTGCGCTATAACGCTGCTCATGCGCTTTTCAAGTCTGCCTGAGTAAACCCATGCCCCCCATAATTCAAGCCAGCCGTTGAGCCAGTCATGCTGTTCTTTGTTTAGGTTTAGCTCTCTTGTCCTCACGCTGCGTCGTCCCCGTCCGGATTAATGCCAAGGTTCTTCTGTAAATCACTTTCAAGGCGCTCCAGCCCTTCCATTACCTTTCGGAGGTTCTCCTTCTGGTGTCGGATGCTTTCCAGCATCTCCCGGTCTTTGTGGCGCTGATGTGCTGAATTGATGGCTGTTACTGACATGACTGGCCTCCTGACAAAGACTTGATGAACTGGTATTTGCACATTACGTAATTACCCTTGCGTATAGCCCTGAGCGATTTAACGCGCATCTTGTGCCGGTAGCTCTGGATGGGTAGCCAGACAAAGAGAAACGCTGCCCAGACGCCAACAGCGATGTAGAATTCGATATTCATGATGCTGAATCCATACCAATCTTATGCTGATACTCGCCGTACTTAGGCTGATAGCCATTGGCTTTCTTGCTGCGATGAGTGGCTTTTTCTCCAAACAACGCTTGCTCTACTGGCATTCCTTTTTTGAGGCGGGAAATAATTGTGCTACCTGCGATTCTCACTCGTGGGTCTCGTGACCATTCTGCTGGGGTTTTTGTCTCCCCGTGGTAAGTTATGGCGTGACAGGTTTTTCGTGTGTGTGATGGGATATGAACTCTGGATCGCATGACATTGCATGCGTTACATAACACTCTGAGGTTGTTTTCTTCGTTGTGGTTAACTACTTCGTCTTTGTGGTCTATGTGGGCTGTATTCCAGTTAACTTCCTTTCCGCATAATTCACATGGAGGCAACTGATCACCATATTTGGCATAAATAACTTTTCGATGTTCATAAACAAACCCATTTTTCATTACCAAAGGGTGAGTAGGGTCTCTACACATCACATATCCCTGTGCATTTTTGGTAAATGCTTTGTGTTTCCCACGCTTCGTTAATTCATAAGTACCATAGCGCATCATGCGAAAATAATGCTTCTGGCATACCTGCTGGGTAATGTACATACAATCACGATCGCAACCATCAATTTTGCATTTCATGCCGCCTCCAGAATGTCTGTAATTATCGGTAATCGCTCGCTAACCTCAGCAACAACCAGCACAAGCATTCCGCCTTTAATCGCCTGACAGCGCTTGATGCGCATATCGTCTATCTGACCGTCATCCAGCCAGAAGCCCGCACTGGTGAGTGCGTCAAAAACGGCTTTGGGCAGATTGTCCAAATCTCGTTTGCGGTTATCAGGGGGTGCTGCGTGGATGGTAATTCTGATGCGAGGGGTTATTTTGATGTCTAGCTGATGCTGTTGGATTATCTGAATTACTTCTTGTCGGTATCGTTTTCCCCAGTCGCTGATGTAGTGAATGCCTCTTGAGTGTCGCCAATACCGGTTATTGCTTGGCGGCCATGGCAACTTTATCCGGTATTCGTTCATCTCACTGTTATCCTCCCCTCTCTGGATAACTTCTGAATAGTCAGAACGATTGCACGGTCCATTTCTGCCCGTCGCTCATCCCGGCTCATGTCCTTGCCGTTATCAATTCTGGCGTGACATTCAGGGCACAGTGCAGCGGTGAGACTGTCGTCAACCTTCAAACCCACCCCTTTTCCTTCGTTCCTGTGAGCAGCCTGAACGCCATAGCGTCCGCATAAAACGCAACAATCAATTTCCCTGACGGCCTTAAGCCATTTGGTGCTGCGATACATATTCCCTCCAGTGCTTAACCATGATTTTATGAGGTACGCGAAGATACACACCGTTAGCGCTTGCCCATTGCTTTATTGCTGATGGGGTGCGATTCAGGGTTTCAGCTATCAGAGCGACCGGAACCTTTCCGGCGACGCGCCTGATGTAGTCCGTCTCGCGCTTCGTGTAGGGCTTGTTAGGTGTGCCAGGTTTAGCCATCTTCTTCGTCCGTCATGTGTTGATTGGGGTCGCGATATACCACGCTCTCCAGAGCACAGGATTCGCAACAGTAGGTTTCGTCTTCGGCTAATGGGTTAGTGCAGCTACAGCAGTAGCCAGCGCGGGTAATGGATTGCTGTTCGTAATGGTGGGAGGATTCAGGAGTTAGCATGGGGGTGCTTCCTGTTGAGCATGTCTACAAGGGTATTGTTCTGTTTTCTAAGCAGACACATCGGGCAGAGTTGAATTGCCCCTTCATTCGGATTCCAGTTGACATTGTTAACTTTGTCTCCGCAACGGAGGTCACTTCCATTTGGGTTGAGATGCACACGGCATCCTATTTCCTCGTTTTTATAAAGCATGGGTTTTCCTCCTGCGACTGCGCATCCGCAACCATCTGACATCAGTGAGGTGGGATGAGTAATCGAAGCTGGGTATTTGTGAGGGTGGTAGTTCTGGCTTGCGTTTAGTGCGGGTGGTGACGCGGAAAATCATATTGTCTATCGCGATTTGGGTAACGCTTCGTCGTCGTGTCATGCGATCATCCTTTTGTCAGGTTTAATCGCCATGCCGGGAGCAAATTCGAAATCGCTTTCGCACTGATTGCCCCACATATCCCAGCCTGGAACTTTATCGCGGCTGAATAGCTCGCAGCGAGGAACATCGCCCAACAGCCTGACCAGCATGTCTCGGACGACGGGCGGCTTTGCGCTATGTTCCATTCGAGGGGCGGTGAAGTGCTGGCAGATTGATGCATCCATTCGTTCAGGGAGTTTTCCTCTCACAGCAAACAGGCAGTCTTCGCTATTTGCCCGGGTCATGTGGCCCATGCCGATCGCACTGTTACCTTTGTGCTTGTTCACTTTGTGCCAGGTGAAGCCTTTCATGGTCATCAGCCTGAATCCCCAAGCTTCGACCACCCTCAGCGCCTCTACCGGCTGCGTGGGAACCCACCACATAGCGAGCAAGCAGGAATCAGGATCAGCCAAATCCCATACTGGCAATCGGCAAATATCCTGCACGTTCATAACATCGTATTTATGGCCGGCGCCGCGATTGCCATCATTTGCTTTGTCGCGATATTGCCAGGGCGGATCCGCATAGATAAGTCGGTATTTGTTCATCTCATACCTCAGAAAAAGGCGTATAGCTGATTCAGCACGTTCTGGTCGGTAGTGCGGCCGAAGACATGCTTTATCGCTGCGTTAATCATGGCGTTGTAACAGCGCTCGAATTCATCGGCTTCCATGCTGGCGTAAGACAGGCTCTTTGCTTCTGTCCTCACTTCACCGTTCAGCCTTACCGTCTGCTCGTAGAATCCCGCCAGTATCGTCAGGTCTTTGCGGAACCTGTCGAATTGCGTGGCTTCGTCCATATGCTCTAACCCGGCATGATTAGCGCACCAGTGCTGGAAACAGAAGTTGAAGAAGGCGAACATCTTGCGGTGAAAAGCGGGCTGTCTGGTTAACTTGAATTCGGCTGTGTACATCTCGCCATTTTTGAACTTGGTCAGGCGGGGTAAATCATGCTCAAACGCCGGGGCGAATACCCCCCCTGCGGTCTTTATCATCTCGATTTGCATTGGCGTCTCTCATGCTCAGAAGGACGTAGCCAGGTAGATATGAACCGACATCAGCAACGTGGATGACTTCACGCTCGCATGCATCGCCCGTGTATTCTCCATTCCATTCGTACAGAACTAGAATGTCACCGACCTGATAGTTGCGGTCGTTCTTACGAAGTTCCGCCAACTTCACGCCGTCCAGTACCGGGATGAAATGCTCAGGAAGAATTTTCAGTTCGTGCCTCATACTCACCCCTTCACTTTGATTCCAGCGGCGCGGATGGCGTTTTCAACCATATCTGCATCCATCGTAAATTGAGGCATGTAGTGCTCATATTGGCTGCATGGTTGTTTGCTGGGCAACTCAATCTCGATAGCTGCGCGACTTGCCTGCCATGATGCCCACTGATTTGTGAAAAGCATTGAGCGCTCTACCGGTGGCATTGATATCTGGTCGTAGCGCGAATGAAACCACGCCTCAAACTGTTTCCGTGACTCTTCCATGCCCACCTCCGATTTCTCTGCCATTAAGAATACGATCGTGGAATACGATGCCTTCCGCTTTTCTGCGAAGCGCCATCCTGAGTGCAAATCCACGTTTTTTGGTAAAGCAGGCATCACCGGCCAGCTTAAGCCAACTGCTGGATGCTTTATGCATCTCGTTGAGAGCGTACAGGGCTATTTTTACGCGACCTTCCATCACTCTCCCAACTCCATCAGCTCATCGGGAATGTCTACCTCATCGCCAAGCTTTGCAGCTACTACAGCGCGGCAGGCTGCAATTAGCGGTCGGGCACCATTTACCAATGCAGCATAATCACCATCTGCATTCATAATTGACGCTATCCACTCGTCATCACAATCGCTGATACTGATGTTATATTTCTCAATTAACGGTCCTCCATGCTGCCACTCGCAAGAAGGGTAAAATCGATGCATTGTATGGCCGTGAGAGACAACGCACCCGCCACCAAGCCCTCTTTGCGGGTTTTTCTCACCGATGGCTACAGCTGTAAAATAATCCAACTGGTCACCGCTAAGCTCTGATGTTTTTACTTTCACGATTTATCCCCTTATAGACCGAAAACTGACATCCACCACTTCGATAAGGCGATAACCGGCGGCAGGAAAATCATCACAGCAAGGAAAAGAGCAAATCCCATAACTATTCCGCCTAAAGCTCCGCTTTCCGGACGCCAAAATTTTAATGATTGCTTCATATCTCTATCCTCAAATAAAAAGGCCACTGTGTAAGTGGCCCTGTCAGAATCCGCCTTTGCGGTTTCGTGGTTTTTCTTCCAGCTCGCGTCGCTTGTTTTCCGCGGCTACCTGGTCGGTGTCGTAGATTGATCCATTGCGCTGTTCGCAATAGACCACACCAGAATTGCCATGGCGATTAAGGCGAAGCAAAAGCTCTGTATCACTTTGGTTGGCGTTTTCGTCATAAGCCCCTTCCCTGTAAATCCCAAGCCAGTAGTCGCAGTCCTGTTCAATCTGTCCGGTATCACGCGAGTCACTTGGCAGTGGGCGTTTGTTTGTCCGTTTCTCCAGATCACGGTTCAGTTGCGTGAGTAACACAACAACGCAATCCAGTTCCTTGGCGAGGTTCTTTAAACCTTTCGTGATCATCCCGTAAGCAAGATCGTTACGGTCGGCTTTTTCAGCCGTCATAAGCGTCAGGTAATCAACCAGCACCATGCCAACCTTCCCTTTTTCGCGCTTAATTCTGCGGGACTCAGAGACGATGTGAGACAGAGAGGCGCCGGGGGTATCGTCAATGAACAGGTTTCCACTTTCGGCCATTTGCATAGCCCTGGCGTTTGCGTGTGAAAACTCAGACTGATTATCAGCACCGCGGTAGAAAATATCGGTGTTACAGCCAGATAATTGCCCTACCATACGTTCGAGGATCTGCTTATCAGGCATTTCAAGACTGAAAAGAACAGCCGGTAGGTCTTCACTGATGGCACAGTTGATAGCCAGCTGACTGTA